TGTAGTTAATAATCACACAGGTCAAAAGGCCGAAACTCGTGAAACTGTAGATAGTCGCGGGCAACGTACCGTTGAGGTAATTGTAGGCGATATGGTATCACAGCAATTAGCTACTAAGGGCAGTAGTATGCAACAAACTTTAGCAACTACTTATGGTAGTAAACCAGCACTTACAAGGAGATAATAATGGCAAATATTTCTTGGCCTACTAGTAATAATTTTCCACAGTCTCCACAAAAAGGTTTTACTGAAACAATTGGTATTAATATTTTACGTTCTAATATGGATATGGGCCCGGCAAAACAACGTCGTCGTAGTGCTAGGCCCAGTGTACTAGGTGTAAATTTTATTTTAACCAGTGCTCAGGTTAATCAACTAGAAGCGTTTATTAAAGATCAAATTAAAGGCGTTTTTAGATTTAACTTTACGCATCCACGTACTAGTACTACTGTAGAGGCTCGTATTGTGCCACAAGGTGATGGTGAGTTTTATAAACTCACCTACTTGGCACCGGGATTTTATCAAACTGATCTATCACTAGAAATTTTACCATGAGTCGAGTTTTAAGCGCCAATGCAGTTCGTGCAATGTTTTCGCCAGAAACTGACGAAACACTTATTACATTGCTTACTATATATAGTCCGGTTAGTAGCGCCAATAATGTATATTTATCAGATAATTTTACAGGTCGTTTAAGTGAAACTGATGAAGAAGTAATATATGGCGTTACTAGCAGAAGTACTAATTATTTATTTCTACCTTTAGAAATTAGTTTACCTAGTGAAGGCGAAGATGGTGCTAGTAATTGTACTATTACACTAAACTATGTTACTCCGCAACTTATAAATTTAATTCGCACTGAATTAACCGCACCTACAAAAATTCGTATTGAATTAGTACTTAGTGGATCGCCTAATACTGTAGAAGCCGTATTTGATGGATTTTATATTATAGGGGCTACTTATAGTTCTCAAAGTGTTCAATTAACACTAGGTATGGTTAACTATAGTACTGAACCGTTTCCAGCCTATGGCTTTACTCCCAGATATTTTCCAGGACTATTCTAATGTGGTATAATAAATATATTGGATTACCCTACCAAGCTAATGGCCGAACCACTAGTGGCATTGACTGCTGGGGTTTGGCTGTACTCATTTATAGGGATGAGTTCAATATTGAGTTGCCTAGTTTTACTGAAAATTATTTTAGTAGTGATAATACTAGTATAAGTAATTTAGTAAATCAAACTAGAGAAAACTGGCTTTTTACTAAAGAAAGCTGGAGAACTGCTAGTGATCCTAAATCCGGCGATATTTGCGTGTTTAAGATTTTAGGCGAACCTACACACGTTGGTATTTATATTGGTAACAGAAAATTTTTACACGTTCGTGAGGGATTAGATAGTGTTATTGAATCACTAGATAGTCATGCATGGAATCGCAGGCTAGAAGGAATTTATACATATACTACTAGTAGCAATATACAATTAACTGGCACTCCCCATCCGCTACAAACACAACTAGTAACTACCTCTTGGCAAATACCAGGACAAACTATTGATGATATTGCTAAATATATTAGCAATAAATACTCTATTAGTAAGCGATTGATGAACTATACCGTAATTACAGTAGATGGTACTCCTATTCCTACAGAATTATGGGCTACTACTAAAGTACGTGCTGGACAAGTAGTAAATTATCGTATAGTTCCTACTGGTGGTCCAACTACTAGAATGATTCTTACATTTGTTGTTGCCGTTGCTGTAGTTGTGGCTACAGGTGGTACAGGTGCTGGATCTTTATCAGCTTTTATTGGTGAGACGCTTGGTGTAAGTGCTACTACAGGTTCATCAATACTTTTTGCTGCTACTACTATTGCTACTAGTGTTTTAATAAATGCTATTGCTCCTATCAGGCCACCAGACTCTAATTTTAAAGATCCTGGACAGTATGCCGCTTTAAACTTATTTAATGGCAGCAGTAATCAAGCTAATCGTTTTGGACCTATTCCAGTAGTCTTAGGTCGAGTACGCATGGCGGCTATGCTTGGAGCACAACCCTATATTGAAAGCAGACTAGATACTAGTATTATTAATTTATTATTAGTCTGGGGTTTTGGACCTCTTGATATTAGTAATTATCAAGTTGGTTTAACACCCATAGAAGAGTATTATAATAACAATACTAAAGATGATGGTGTAAATCAATTAGCACCTACTACAGTATATGGTTTAGGGCCAAATGAAGATCAAACGCTTATTAATAATATTTATGGCAGAGATGTAACACAAATTATTCCTCAGCGATTGTTAGTTAATGAACTTGGTACTCAAACAAATAATTGGTCTGATTTTACACTTTCTGATGATTGTACCAGAATTGATATATCTTTTAACTTTCCTGTGGGTATGCGAGCAGTAGGCAAAGCTCAAAATAACGCAGGTCAAATAGGTAATAGTAGTGCAGAAGTAGAAATACAATATAAAGTAGCAGGTGCAGGATCTTGGACAACAGTAGCACATAATAATATAGAACAAAATTCTTTATATTTATTAGATCCTATGTTTTCTAGCAGTGTTACCATAGACTCGCAATCAGACGATAATGTCTATGTTAATTACGATGGTGTTGCTATATCATCAAGAACCTCCGTTAAACCAAGATTATCATCTCCTGAAAGCTATTATCGTTGGTATAGTATTGCTATGAGTGCTGGCAATGGCATTAAAGTATATGCAGGAGCACCAACAACTAGCACAACAGCGCAACCAGACCCAGAAGTAGTAGATGCTATTAATTTAGGCAGTCTTAGTTCATTAGTTGATAAAACTGCACAATATAGTCGATTGCCTGTAATTCCAGATGGTTGGACAGAAATTTATAGAATGTGTTTAAGTGGTGGAAACGGCCTACAGAACATAAGTAGTGTAGATAGAGACATTAGCCCTATTATGTATAGTGGTAGTAATTATATTAAAGATTTACGACCACTTACACAAAGTACAAGTACTAATGCTGGTAGTTTTACAGTAGGACAAATTTATAAAATAAATACGCCAGGAACAACAAGTTTTACGTCAATTGGTGCATTAAACAATACTGCAGGTACTATATTTAGAGCAACTGGTGCTGGTAGTGGTACAGGAACTGCATATTTAATGACCGCACAATATACTGGTCTAGAAATAACTCCTTATTCATATAGTAGTAGTACAGATATTCGTGTAACTATAGCTCCTGGTAATTTAACGGGTACAGGTGCAAGTTATACAATTAATCAAGAAACTAACTTATTTACTACACAAATAGGTGGAGGCATTGCATCACAAACCGGTGCTGGTCAGTATGTAATTACAGGCAAGAAAAATACTAGTGTTTGGTGTCAGTTTTTGCAAGACTATGCTATGTGGATTAGTAGTAATTCAAACGCTACAGCTCCAGTGGAAAGCTGGACACATACTCAAACATTTACTGTTGTAAAAGCAGGCGTACATAAGATTTATATGAGTGCAGATAATACTGCACAACTATATATTGATAGTTTATTAGTAATTTCATTAGATGACGAATATTCATTTAAAAATGTATTTACACAAGAAATATATTTAGAAGCAGGAACTAGAACTATTGTATTAAAAGGTCAAAGTGGTGTTGGTAGTAATGATTGGTATGGTGTTGGTGTAAGAATTACTTATACTGAATCTGCTTATGCTCCTGCTGCCGATATAAGCCTAAAATGGGGCGAGTCAAACTTTACAAGTAGAAAAGACGCATTTAATGATACTTTTACACTTTGGAACCTACCTAAAAATAGATATAGTATTAGAGTACGTAGAAAGGATGATAGCAGAGATGATCGTGGAGATGGTTGGCAACAATATAATCAAGTAGTCTTATTTAGTATTACAGGTTTTGGAAATGCAGACGAAGATCCGCCTACTATTAATCCCAAAGGCTGCTATTTAGCAAAAACAGCAATTAGATTACAAAGTTCTAATAAAGTAAATGGAAATATTGATGGCGTTAATGCATTAGTAACTACTAAATGTTATGACTGGAATGGCACTAGTTGGATGCCAGGTATGGCAACTAATAATCCTGCTAGTTTATTTAGATATGTATTAACACATCCCGCTAATATGTATGCTATAGCCGAAGCTGATGTAAGTACCTATATTGATTTAACACAACTACAAAGTTGGCACACTTTTTGTAGTACAAAAAATTTAACTTATAACAGTGTTGTAACCAGCACTAAAAGTGTAATGGATGTATTGCGTGAAATTTGTGCAGCAGGATTAGCTAGTCCTAGTATGGTAAATGGTAAATGGACTGTGGTAATAGACAGGCCTAGAAGTAATATTACGCAACATTTTACTCCACATAATAGTTGGGATTTTCAATCTACAAAAGTACTACCAAGAATTCCGGATGCATTTAGAATTACTATTCCTGATGAAACTCAAGCATATCAACCTTATGAAATGCTTGTTTATGCACCAAATAAAACAGTTGCAGATACTAAAATTTACGAAGAAATTTCTTTACCAGGTGTAACCAATCAACAACAAGCTATATTTTTAGCTAAATGGCACTATGCGCAACTTAAATTGCGGCCAGAAATTTACACACTTAATGTAGATTTTGAATACTTAGTCTGTACTCGTGGAGATTTAGTGCGTGTTTCTCACGATGTGCCTATGTGGGGCATCGGCACAGGTAGAATTAAAAGCGTTTCTAGTAATACAATTACTTTAGCTGAAGAAGTAGTACTACAATCCGGAAAAACATATACTATTAGAATTAGATCGACTACTAATACTAGTCCTTATTATACTACTTCTACAAATACTTTTACAGTTAGTAATGCCAGTACACCAATTTATTTTACCACAATTACTGTTAATGGTACTTTAGATAGTAATGTTAAAGCTAACGATTTATTTATGATTGGTGAGCAAAATACTGAATCACAAGAATTAGTTGTTTTGAGTATTGAACCAACTTCAAATACTAGTGCAAAATTAACTTTAACAGATTATTCACCAAGTATTTATAATGAAGATTTTAACAATCTTGTGTACTTACCTAATATAACTGGTAGAAATAGTCCAGTTATATTAAATACAATTAATAATGTGCCTATAATCAGCACAGTTACTAGTGATAGTGAACAAGCAGAGCAAAGCACTGGCGGAACATATGTTAATATATTAAGAATTGGTATTACTCATCCAGATGGGTTAGTTGCTATAGCTGAACAAATGCACTTACAAATTGTGGAATCAAACGCTAGTATGCCACAAGATGCCACAAATTTAATAAAAGTAAACAAGTCTGGAAATATTACTGTTGAAAATTTAACAAGTTTAACTGGTTATAAATTTAGAGTTCGTTATGCAAATACAGTAGGCACCATTTGTGGACCTTGGTCAGATGTGTACTTTACAACTCATCAAGGTAAAATTACAAATACTATGACATTACCAAATATTAGTGTATCATTAGATGATCATTATTTAGTAGTTACGCCAGCAAATAAAGTTTCAGTATTAGATCCTACTTTTTTTGCTTTTGAATATAGAGTATATAAAAATTCTGGAGATACAGCAGTTGACTTTTGGGATACAGTTGCAACAACTAATATTGATCTTAAAATAGTTCAAAGTACTGATGATGGCAGAATAGATTTACTAGGATTTTCAACACCTAGAATTAGTGAAGCAGGTGTACAATACAGAGTAGCTTGTAGAATTGTAGATCAAACTAATAATTATACAACTTATAGTACTCTTGCTAGCTTTACCTTAAAAACAATTGTAGAAGAAAATCCTGAGGATTAATATGGCAGATACATTAGCTACCTTAACTGCTGGGGAGCGTTCGTTAATATTAAAATTACAAACTCCTACTGATTGGAATAACACTAAGGTTAGAAATGACCTTAGTGCTGTTAAAGTCTGGA